CGCAGCAAGGAACTCTTTATTGTTGACGTAGTATTCAGTCTTTTTTCGGGTCATTACTGCATATGCCATGGTTTGTTACCATTATCATGTACTTAGAATAGCACAATGAAATGGATTTGTAAAGGGGGCTTGACAGAACCTCAGAAACTCAGTACAATTAACCTTGTAGAGGTTCAGAAACAGGTACTAGCTTTTATTAAAGATATCTTCTAGAGATTTCTTCATTTGATTTACTGAACCTAAGTAACCAGATTCGCGAGGTAATTTTCCTGCTCTTCCAGTTAGACTCTTTCCATTCTCTAACCTTTGTAAGGTTTTTTCATAGAACTCTAGAATCTGTCCATCGATTTCAGTCATCGTCATAATATGATCACGTTTAATAATATACATGTTATCAAACGAGGCGCTGATCCATTCACTAAAAGAAAAACCAGATACTTCTAATTGACCTTTCCTTTGTTTTGCAGCTAGAACTTGGAGCGGGTTTTCTAATAGTACTTTGTCTTCATCCTCTAAGTAACAGACTTTAGATACTATCTCCTCTCCAGTTGTTAATTTTATTGTTGCATAAAATTCTTCATCCATATTAACTTGCTCTAAGGTTTACTTTTATTACCTCATACTTAAAATTTTCATCATTATAAATGTTGACTCTTTCATTCAAGTGCCGAAGCGTATAATTCTGACCGCCGATGTCATCAGCGATATCGTATAAAGTTGCAATATCTTTACCTTCACCTTTCCTAAGTACACGACCAATTGATTGGAGGTTACGAATGCGTGACTTGCTTGGAGAAGCAAATATAATATTGTGTAATCGTTTAATATTAATTCCTGTAGAAAAAGTTCCGTAAGAAGCAATAATAACAGCGTTATTTTCCGTCTCGGTAATTTGACGAACAGCTTCTCTATCTTCTACATCAGTACCACCATGAACAAAAAATAGTTTTCGTTCGGGGTCTATGGTATTATTTATCAACTCATAAAGTGGTTCCCCATGCTTTTCAATGTAGTTAAATAGTACTAGGGTATTGCCTTCAATATCTTTAACTAGGTTTTTAATAATATTATTTCTTCCACGATGCTCTACCAAGTAATCAATCTCATCATGATATGATTCAAAGTGTTGCGGAGCATGTTTACAAAGTAAGATTTTGATCCTAAATTTAGAAAGATAACCAGATTTGATTAGATCATCTGTTTTAGTTACACGCTCACAATCACCAAACAATCCTTCTAGTACCCACTTGTGTGTTTTGCTACCATCAAGTGTTCCAGTAAAACCAAAACGGTACTTGGCATTGTGTAACTTAGTCATGATTCCTGTGAGGGACTTCGACTTAAATAGGTGTGCTTCATCACCGATAACACAATCAATATCATCAAAGTATCTTTTTGGGAACTTGTAGATTGATTGCCAGGTTGAAATAATAATTGGTTTGTCAGTATTTTTATCTTTGCCTGAATATATCTTATGCACATGATCGTCAGCATTCCACCCGTAATCGTTAAAGTCATTGACCATTTGTTCTACGAGGGACGTAGTAGGGACGATGATCAACGTCTTCTTGTTGGTAGCAGTATAGTATCTGACGAGGGCATAGATCATAAGAGACTTCCCAGATCCCGTAGGAGAAAGAAGTAACTTTCGATTATTTTTTATAGCTTCGTAGACTGCACGATATTGATAGTCACGAGGTTTAATATCGCCATGGACAATTCTATCCATGAATGTCTTTACACCAGCAGGAGAAACAAAACCGTTTGGGTCTTCTACATCTCCATACCAATCATTCTTTTCATACTCAATATGGTATTGTCTTTCGTATGCCCATGTCTCTAAATGTTTTCTTAAACCATGATACAATTCACCTGTACCTGGTGAATACAAACGAATAGTTCCATCCCAGTATTTGTATCTGGGATTCTTTTTTAAGAACTTAGCTTCAGGAACTTCAAAGGTAAAGTAATCAGACAATTCTTGATGAACATGTGGTTCCTTAGAATTAATCGTAATGTAAACTTCGTTCTTCTTCTTAATAGAAAGGGTGGTCATCATTGTCCGTTAACAAATTTCTCCCACTCAATGGCACTCTTGACCTGAAACCCTCTATTAGAAATTTGACGCATGACTTGATCCAACCAGTACAACATCTGATCTAGATACTTGATTTTTGCCTCAAGGTTGATGATCTCATCATCACTCTCAAGGTATGTTTTCATTTTCTCGGAAGTCTTAATGCTTGATCCAAATGGTTTAGCGGCGTAGATTTTGGCGTCTGCCTCTCCAGAGTAATACTCGCGCTTTTCCCTAACCAATTTACGGATCTCAAATTCAAGTGAAGCTTTGATCTGTGAGATGTCAGTGTAATGGTTTAAGTATTTATTGTGTTGGAAAGGGATGTTTAAAGCGAGTTGTCCCAGATCTGTGCTATACTGTTTGTTCTTGAATTGAAAGTCAACTGCAGAATCTTCCGCCCAGTCTTCTCTCAATTTTTCAAATTTATTACGAAGAGATTCAAAATTCATAAAGATTTCATTTGTTTATCACGAAGGAAGAACTGCTGGTGTTTAAATGTCACCTCTGCAGTAATATATTCCACATCAGTTATTGTAGCATCAAATTGTAGGTTACTCAAAGATACAGGAAATATATCCCGAAACTCTACAACAAATGCTGGATTGTATTGCGAAGTAGCAATATGTAATTGTGCGTTGGTGTAAATGTCTAACTCATTTGTTGTACGTTGCATCTGATCTGCATTGCCATTATCTCTCATCCATTTATGAATAGAGTTATAATTGACTAGATCTTCGTCAACAATAAAACGCACAGTAAAATCCCCAAACGTTACTCCACCGCCAGGAATGACAGGCACGTTTCTAAAACGAGTCGGTACTTCCGTGGTTGGCATTTGTACGTCAGGAACATTTGCTGATTGGCAAAAGAAATCTACCCCTGCAAATTTTTCTAATTTGAGGAGATAACCAATAGGGTTTAAGAAGTTCCTATTCCTAGGTTGTTCTTTATACCATTCAGCAGACATATCAACTTCCCAAGCTATAAGTATTTATTAGCGTTGAAATACTCTTTGAATAGGAACTTGTTTTAATTTGTCAATAACATCGGATTCAACTCTACTAACAACTTTATCCAACAAGTCCACATCTATGTGCATGAACGGTGGGATGATACCAAGCAAACGAAGTAAACCATCCACAAATAATGCAAGAGTTGTAAATCCTAAGATCATACTGATAACAGTAGCATCCCGATTATGCTTTGCCATTGAAGCTTCATCTATTTTTCTAGCTTCACTAACTGCTCTTTCTACTGCTTCTTCAATTAATATATCAATTTCTTCTTTTGTGTAGTTAGTCTGGTTTGTCTTCATTGTTCCAAAAGTCTTCCCAGTCTTTGTCTGAGTTTGTAGCATCTGTAATATTTTTATTATCTAAATCACCAGTCATCTAGTTCCTCCTCTTCGTCCCATACTTCATATGGTCCGTGTTGCATACGTTTTAACCTTTCAGTTTCTGATTTAAATGATGATGCTTCTGATAACCAGACAGCAAATTTCATTACAATAAAAATTACTGCTAGTGGTGACAAACAAAACAATAATACTAATGATTGGTTCATTGCGAATATTCGTTTAGTATATCTAGCACAGTATTCAAAGTGTCATGAGCACCATCGTGCCATTGCCCTGTTCTCTTGTCGTGTACTCCATCGTATAAATCTGTTTTTAATTTATACACCTTTGCAAGCATATCAGTTTTATGTAAGCTACCACGGGGCATAGTAATTCAGAGATACTGCTTCTATTTAAGCACAAAAAAAGGGACCCCGTAGGGTCCCTGTGTTGATTTCGTAACCGTATCAGGTGAGGTTCGCAACGCGAACACGTCTGTAATACTGGTTGCGGTTGTGTGTAAGTGCCTCGGCATCAGGTGTGCCGTTGCTCTGTACAACGAATGGGTTAGCAACCATACCGTAGCGTGTCTTGAAGCCAATCTTGGGCTGGAAGGTGCTAGGGTCAATGCTTCTGAGCATTTGTAGGGGAACGTATGGGCAGTAGAACAGTCCACTGTCATAAGGTGAAGAACCCTTATAACCAACTACGTAGTAGTGGGTGTTAGAAACGTTAGCAGAGTAAGGATCAACAAAGACCTTAATGCGTCCGTTCATTGTACCTACAAGTAGGTTACCTGTGTCATCAACTTCACCGATGGAAGGACCACCAGCGCCGCTTAGACCTGAGGAATAGTCGAGTGTGCCAGACATGGCAAGAGCAGAAGCTACATCAGCAGAAGTGATGATGAAGTTGCCCTTTCCTCTACGAGTTTGCTGCGCGATAGCGTTAGCATCTCTTTCAATCTGGAACATAAGTCCCTTGAATTTCTCAACAGACCATCTGCCGTTGCTGTCAACGTCGAGGTCAAATACGCCAGCGTTAGCAACGTTGTTCTGTGCGCCAGACTTAGCGACAGTGTAAACGGTTCTAACAACTTCACGGTTGATTTCAGCAAGGATCTCACTAGACAGTAAGTTAGCAAGTTCCTGCTCAGCATCAAGACCATGAATTGCTTTCAAGTCTTGAGCAAGTTCTAGAGTGTATTCTGCTTTCAAAGCACGAGTCTTTGCAGTAACAGAAGTCTTCTCGATGCTGAAGCTCATCTCGTTGAATAGGGTTGAACCCGATCCTAGTGCTTCTGCATCTTCTCTAGCGATGTTGCCTGCTTGGCGCTCGTAGTTAGCAGCAGTTGTGCCGCCGCCTGTAGCGTCGTTAAGCAGTGCAGGGTTAGCATCAGTAGTACCACCGTCTCCAAGAGGAGAAACGGGGTCGTTGTATGCTGCAGGACCCTGTGAGTTACCAGAGAAGTTGGTGTCAGGCTCGTTGTAGAGTGCTTCTGAACCAGCGCGTAGTGCAGCGCCATTCTCTTGGTAATGTGACTTCATTGCAAAGATTAGTCCAGTAGGACCGCTCATTGGTTGAACGCCACAGATGTCGTATGCTACCAAGTTAGGCATGGCACGACGGATTAGGGAGATCATTACAGGATCGAAACCTGCAAGTCCACCAGTTTGAGTACCGAGACCGCTACCAGATAGTGCGTTTGTACCGATAGCACCAACAGTGTTGGATGCTTCGTTGATCATACCACGCTCTTCACGTAGTTGTGATTCTGTGTTTTCTAACAGAACAGCGGTAACAGCCTTTCTATAATTGTCTTTGATGGCAACAGAGCCTTCATGACCTAGAACAGGTGCCCACTTTTCGGTTAGAGCTTTTGAGTTAAACATTTTGTTTAATTGCTCCGAATTAAAAATTTATGGGTTAGTTATTATCAGGATTTCCAGTGGTTGAGTGCGGTAAGGTATTGTGCCATTGCTGGTGTTACCTCTGCGTTCTCTCCTTCTACTGGAGTTTCGTCTGCAACTTCACTTTGAGTTACAGTTGCTTCCTTGAAATAGGACTCCTTAATGGTTTTCACCTTCTTGGAGAACTCTTCCTCGGTAGTAAACTCAACACCCTCAGAGAGTGCAGCGAGTTTGTCCTTCTGAGTATCTGCAAGTCCTTCTGAAACAGTGTTCAGAATATTGAGTTTGGCAGTCTCGTTAAGACGTTGTTGTAATTTCACATTAGCTTTGACCTGTTCGTCAAGGCGCTCTTCCATTTCACGAATAGAGTCAGCCATACCTTCTACCACGTCAACTTTCTCGTCGGGGATAGCGATATAGTGCTCTTCAAAGAGACCCTTCAGACCTGCGATGAAGTCTTCAGTAATCTCATTTCTGATTCCACGGTCCACAGCAACTTGGTTTTGCTCCATCCATGTACCGATGGCGTAGTTCACAGTGCCGTTAACTTCTTCGGATAGTTCTGCCTTAGCGGCATCTACTTGCTTATCCAATTCAGTGGCAAAGTGTTCTACAAGCTTGTCATACTCTTCAGAAATTTTTGCTTTAACGGCAGCTTCAAAGATTGTCTTTGCCTTTTCAGCAAACTCTTCTGAGAGTTCTGTGCCCTCTACTAGGGCAGCAACGTCAGCGGAAACATCAAGTTCCTCAAACGAAGGTTTGATAGGATAACCAACAGGACCACCTACCTTGGTTCCATATGCAACTTCAGCACCAACTGAAGGGGCAGCATCAGGAGAGTCGCCTGCACGCTGTTGAGGATCACCCGATACTTGAGAGATGGGTGCAGCGGCTTTAGCGCCAGGATTTTCTTCGCCGTCATCGTCGTCTTCGTTAGGAGCAGTCGATGTACCACCAAGATCAGTTACTGACTGACCTGCTGGAGCAGCAGAAGGGTCTACTTTTGGTTGGGGATCTTTGCCGCTACCAGAACTAGTCTGTGCGTCAGAGACCTGAGTGGGTTCACTACCAGTGCCAGGGATAACAGTTGCAGAAACAGTAGGCATTGGATCTGCCGCGTTCTCTACGATCACCTTTTGCTCGGTAACGAATTCCTCAAACTTTTCGTTAAGCTTGTCTGACATTTGAGTTTACCTCGTAATTTCCGTATTATTAATCTAAGTTTATTTATAGAATCAAAGATTTGAGAGGAAATGCTCAAACACTTTGAGCGTTTTCTCTTCCATGGAGCGGCGGTTAGCACCTTCCATGTATCTCTGGTATTTAGCAACTTCTCTTTCTTTTAAAAGACCGTTGTCCCATACCCATTCTTTACCTTCCATAATTCCATTTACAAAAGCATCAGGTGCGGAAGGATCTGCTACAATATCTGCAGCAGTTGTAAGCATGAAGTCATCTGCAACAACGTTGCAGTCTTCACTTCTTTGAATGCTTCCCATACCACGAGAGGAAACACCTAACTGAACTCCTTCGCCAAGTAGATTCTTAGCGATGTTACCCATTGGGGTATCTAAAATTTGTGCCTTTCCAATAAAGTTATTACCCTCTGCTTTGAGAGAAATAATTCTATGCGACACTCTATCGAGATTGATGGTAGGACCATCTGGATGTCCGAGTTCACCTAAAGCACGCTTAGATTGTACGTACTCTTCATTGTATCTCTTGACCTCTCGCTCAAGAACACTATAAGGATACATACGACCATTGCGGTTCTTTAGTTCTGATTGAAGGAATACACCTTCAATATACAGAAGTTTTTTTCCGTTCTTCTCCTCAGTAAGGAGTTTAACGTTTTCAATCGTTTCCGTTATCAGTTTCATCGGGTTCTTCCGTTTCGGTAGGTTCGTCAAAGAATGTATTTGCTACCACTTTTTTGTAACCTGCCATAGCTTCGGAAGCTTTGGAAAATAACATGTCATGGATAGCATCGATTGCAGATGCTCTTTGATTATCATTGATTTTTCCAACGATATCTACAGCACCTACTTCGTTATTAACTTCAGTGTTTTCAGGCATAATAATGATTCAGTATATTTTATTTATTATTTGGAGAAGGTTTAGGTGCGGATTTTGCTCTTTTTAAATCTCTTTCGAGCGCAGCATCAGCTGAGGCAGCTTCTCTTTCTGCAGCATCATCTGCTTGCATACCCTGAATTTCAGGGGCGAGTGCCTGATTTGTTTGCTGCATGTTATCAAGAACATTGACTTCTACAGGATCGATAGCAAGACCAGTGTCAATATCTGACCTCATCTGTTTATCAATCTCACGCATATCCTTAGCAGTTTGTCCAAGAATTTCTTTACGGATATATTCTGTAGAAAAATATTTCCCAACAAAAGGATCCATTTGACTGACAGTCATCATACGTTGGTTCATCATTTCAATGTTTTTTAATTCATTAAAATGATTATCAAATAAGAAGTCATATTGAATATGCTCTTTCATATCATCCCAATCTTCAGGAGCAATTACTCCTTTAAGGATGAGTTGAGTCTTGAGCATGTCTTGGAACATCTCACTGAATCTCTTACGGAGACGACCAATGAACTTCGTGAACTTAAGTTCGTCACGGAGGACTTCAGTGGTCTTACCGAGATTGAATCCTTTATTGTCGTCTGTGAGACGAGAGGGAGGAAGATTGAGAGAGTTATAAAGTTTCTTTTTAAAATACTCAACGTCCTTAAGTTCGCCAAGGTTCTGTCCTCCAGGTAGAGTCGTGATCTCAGTGCCACGTCCACCCTCTCTACGAGGTAACCAGAAATCCTCAAGCATACTCATGTGCTTTTTGTCGTCACGCATCTCACCAGTGTTTGCGTCATACACTAGCTTGTTACGATAGCGACTCATAACATCACGAAGATATTGTTCCGCTTTTACCTTCGGTAGATTACCAA